CAACTTGGCTGGCGTCAAGACCTTGACCGACCAGTGCAAGAGCGTGGTCGTCACCAAGGCGCGCGAATCGCTTGACGCCTCCAGCTTTGGCTCATCGGCTCGCAACTACGTCGGCGGCCTCACCAACGTGACCGTCACCGCAACCTTGCTGATGGAATACAGCAGCACGCCCGGCACTTACGTTGACCTGACCAGCCTTGTCGGTACCAACGTCTACGTCGCCGTGAAAGCCGACTCGGCTGCCGCCATCTCAACGACCAACCCAGAATTCCAGATCACTGGTGGCTACCTCGAATCACTTGATGTTGTCAACGGCTCGGTCGGTGAATTGTCCGAAGTGGAAATCACCATCACTGGTGGCACGCTCGTCGAAGATACGACGCCATGAAATTAACTATCCAGGTGTCGTTTAAGACACCGGCAGGGCAATCGGTCAGCGAAACGGTCACAACGACCATCGCAACTGCCGCAGCGTGGGAACGTAAATTCAAGCGCCGCGCATCCGATCTCCAGGGCGGCATCGGTATTGATGACTTGATGTTTATGGCGTGGCACGTGCTCAACGCCCAAAAACGTGAAGGCCGTGACTATGACACGTGGCTTCAATCGGTTGAGGATTTCAGCGTCGTTGAGGTCGCTGGCGCAAACCCTACGGATCCGGCAGCATCAGACGCCAGTTAGCTGAGCTGCTGTTGGCTACCGGGTACTGGCCAGACGGCATCGAGTTTGATTTAGAGGATTTGGCGACGGTGTTGCTGCTTGCCAAGAAACAGCAGGAGAAACGCCGTGGCCGTTAATACCAGTGTTCAGGTGTACGGCATCAAAGAGGCCTTACGCGAATTAAACAAAATTGACAAAAGTTTGCGTCGTGAGATTACGCGCGATTACAAGGAAATTGTCAAGTCGGTTATTGATGACGCCAAGGCAGCCGTGCCGGCACCTGCACCGCTGTCTGGCATGAATCGCAAATGGAAAACCAAATCGGGTTTTGAGATTATTGGTGACGGTGGCTGGTCACAAGCCATCGCGCAGAAGTTTCTCGTCGCCAAAATCAGCACACGTCGCGTCAAAGAATACCAGGGCAACAAAGTCAATGTCGGCACGTTCAGGCTCGTATGGTCGGGCATCGCCAACCAAACCTTTGACATTGCCGGCCGCAAATCGAGCAACCCATTGGCTCGGGCATTGTCTCAGCGTTGGGGATCAGCGTCGCGCGTAATGTGGCCCTCATACGAGAAAAACAAATCGCAGGTCGATGAGGAGATGCTCCGCTTGTGTGAGCGCGTCATGGATGAAGTCAACCGCAACCTGGTGACCGCACCAGTCAGCCGTTCGTAGGATGTACCAATGGCCGTAAGTATTCCCATTGTCTCCGAGTTTGACTCGAAGGGCATCACAAAGGCCATCAACGAATTTAAGAGCCTTGAGGGCGCTGGCGCCAAAGCCCAATTCGCCCTAGGCAAAGCCGCGCTACCGGCCGCAGCTGCTATTGGCGGCTTAGCCGTAGTCATTGGCGATGCCACCAAAGCCGCGATTGAGGATGCCAAAGCCCAAGCCCTATTGGCCAACGCCATTGAAAAAAACACGCTGGCTGGTGAAGCCAACGTGCGAGCTGCGGAGGCCTACATAGAGGCCACCATGATGAGCGCGGCAGTCGCAGACGACGTGCTCAGGCCAGCACTGGCAACGTTGGTGCAAACCACAGGCGATTTGCAATACAGCCAAGAGCTGCTTAATGCCTCGCTTGACATCTCGGCTGCCACCGGCACCGATTTAAGTGCAGTCACCGACGCTGTCGCAAAGGCTTATGCAGGCAACACGAAAGCCTTAGGCAATCTTGTGCCTAGTGTGCGCGGCCTCATCAAAGAGGGAGCCTCGCTTGACGACATTATGCAGGCGCTTAACGCCACGGTCGGTGGCGCAGCCGTAGTCGCAGCCAACAGCGCCGAGGGTCGCATGAAACGCCTATCGCTCACTATTGGCGAAACCAAAGAATCAATCGGCGCAGCCTTTCTGCCCATCCTTGAACGATTGCTGCCCTATCTGCAACGCTTCGCTGAGTATGCCCAAAACAACAGCGACACCATCGTCAAAGTCATGCTCGCTGTCGGCGCCCTAGCATCAGCCATCTTGGTGCTCAACACGGCGGTCAAGGTCATTACAGCCAGCCAAATCGTGCTCAACGCAGTCATGGCTGCCAACCCAGTCGGCCTGGTCGTCGTCGCAGTCGCAGCTCTCGTGGCTGGCTTCATGGTGCTGGTTGAAAAGACCGGCAGCGTCAAAAACGCATTCATGACCATGGGCAATTTCATCATGGGAATCTTTGAGGCAATCGCCAACAATTTCGTAGGCATGATCAACGCCATCATCAAGGCAATTAACGTATTGCCCGGCGTCAACGTGCCAATCGTGCCACGTATTGATTTGCCCAGTTTTAACGTGCCAGGTGGCAGCGCCGCAGGTGGCGGCGGCGGCACGAGCGGCCCAGATTTTGTTGAGCGACGTTTTGCAGCTCCTGTAGTGCCTGTAATCCCAGCCCCAGCCGTAACGTTGCCATCGGCCGGTGGCGGTGGTGGTGGTGGTGGTGGCACGGTTGGTGGTGGTGGCGGCCTCGGTCAAGGCATGGTCGGCATCCTGCCAGTCGACGAAGGATTCTTTGGCGGCGGTGGTGGCGGCATCGGTGGCGGCATCGGCAACGAAATGACGCTTATGAGCGATACTGGCGGCATCAACATCACAATCAACACCGTCACGGCCCCATCTGATCTCGGTGACACCATCGTTAATGCTTTGCGTGATTACAACCGCCGCAGCGGCCCATTGCAGGTCGAGATTGCGTAATGGCTGCATCAGTCGTTCAATCAGGCACATACCTCCTGGAGCTCGATACCGGCTTTGATGTCAATTCGTTCAGGCTTGACGACGCGCTAAAAGGAGTGCTTGATAACACAACATACACACTCGGCCCACAAACGCAATACGCAGACATAACCGATTTTGTCACCGACATTCGTTACAGGCGTGGCCGCCGCAAAATAGACGATCAGTTTTCGGCTGGCGTCATGTCATTCACCATGAATGACCAAACCGGCATCCTCGGCCCTTACGACACGGCCAGCCCTTATTACGATCCAAACAATGACAAGCCAGGTTTGGCGCCTATGCGCCGCATCAGGCTGAGCCGTAATGGCGATTATTTGTTTGTCGGGTACGTCACGTCATACACCTACAACTTCGCCTTGGCTGGATTTAACACCGTTGATGTGACCTGCTCCGATGATTTCTATTTGCTGGCGCAAACGCAAATGGCGGCTTTCAACCCCAGCTCTGAATTAAGCGGTGCTCGCGTTAGCACCGTGCTTGCACTGCCCGAAGTCGACTACACCGGCACGACCAGCATTGCTACTGGCACCGTCAACATGGGCCACGACAGCAGCTACAACGTTTCGGCTGGCACCAACACGCTCAACTACTTGAATCAAATCAATGAGGCCGAGCAAGGCCGCTTGTTCATGTCGCGTGATGGCGTGCTGACGTTCCAAAACCGTATTGGCGCAACCCTTAGCGGATCGGTCATAACGTTCGCTGACGATGGCACCGCCGCCAAGTATGACGCTGTTGAGGTCGAATTTGACGCCGATGGCGTTATTAATCGCGCTTACGTTGAAGGCTTAAACAACAACACGGCCACGGCTGAGGATTTGACCAGCCAGGCCACATACTTCATCCAGTCACGCTCAATTACCAACAGCCTTTTGCACGACGCCACCGAAATCACGGCACTAGCCAACTATTTGATTGAAGGCGAGCCAGGGCCACGATTCACGGCAGTCAGCACGCATTTCGGGTTGCTCACCGATCCACAACGCATCAACGCAGCCACCGTTGACATTGGCGACACCATCACGGTTACTAAAGACATCACTGGGCTATCCACGCTTACGTCAGAGCTCAGCATTGAGGGCATCGAAGGCAATATCAATGTCAACACAGGTCATCGGGTCACCTACTACACAGCCCCAACTACAGTGGTTTATCAGCTGATTCTTGATGATTTGGTGTACGGCCAACTTGACGGCACAAACGTATTAGGCTGAACCTCATGGCAACACCTACATCACTGCCTTCTACATTCACAACCGGCCAGGTACTGACCGCCGCCAACATGAATAACATTAGGGGCGGATTCCGCATCCTGCAGTTTTTGAGTGCATCTACCACGACAGCCCAGACCATCAGCACGTCGACCTACACCGATCTAACCTCGTTCAGCATCAGCATCACCCCACAAGCCACAACCAACAAAATCTTGTGCGTATGGTCTGGCAAAGGCGACAAAAGCGCAGGCAACCTAAACAACGCAATCAACTTTCGTTTCGTGCGCGGCGCAACCACAATCGCCACATGGCAAAATAATCTGTTTACCAACTCAACGCTGCGCCTTATTAACCCTATGACCTTTATGTACCTTGATTCACCGGCTACCACATCGGCAACGACCTATAAATGTCAGGCCGCAAACGTGTTTAACGGCGCGGAAGTGACATTTCAGCAAGCGGGCGATGTAGGCGAGTTTTACTTGTTGGAGGTCTCGTTGTGACGCATCAAGAAGTAGTCGACGCACTGCACGCACTTGGATTCCACAAAGGCTGGTCGGTAACCGGCACCGAAATCACATTTTGGGAAAACGACGAACCGCAACCGACCGAAGCCGAATTGAAAGCCGCGTTGAAATGAAATGGCAATACGTTTTAGAGGATTGGGTCAAAGGATTCGTCGCTGGAAGCGTCGCCGTGCTTATCACAAGCGGTTACGACATCGAAGGCGCGTTAAAAGCCGGGCTTGCAGCGGTACTGCCGCTGATCTACGCCTGGGCAAACACTAAAGACACGAGATACGGCCGCAAGTGAGCCGCGAAGTCAGGCCGGTACGCCTCCCGGCTGATCTAGCCAACGTCAACCCAGGCGAAATACCTGCATACCTGCTGCGCTCAATACGGCCCTACGGTCGCCTGCATTGGCTCGCTGCACAAGCATGGGAAGCGATGCGACGCCAAGCTCACGCTGATGGCATCAGGCCGTTCAAACCGACCAGCCATGGAGACACCTACCGCGATCTAGCGACACAGGAACGCGGCTTTCTCGCTCGATACACGACAGCCCCAATTGTTAACAGCACATCAATCCGCACCTGGAAGGGCCAACGCTGGTACCTGAAGCCTGGGCTGGCACCTATGGCCGTACCAGGCACAAGCACACACAACCTGGGCCTTGCTGTTGACGTATCAGAGGCGTCAGGCGAGCGCCTGCAATGGATGGAAGCCAACTGCCTAACGTTCGGATTCAGCTGGGAATTCAGGTCTGGCGCCGAACCGTGGCACATCCGCTATTTCCAGGCAGAATCAATACCGCCCAGGGTGCAGCGCTGGCTCGACACCCATGCAAACTGAAATCACCGTCGCCCTCATCTCAGCCGTAGCCCTCGTGGCTGCCGGCATCCCTGCTGCCCTCATTGAGCGAGCCCGGCGAGAAAACGCCGACGATCACGCATACGTGCGCAGAATCTTGACTAGGGTGGAAAACAAGCTAGACAACCACTTGGAGGATCACATCAATGGCTTTACGCGACGAAATAAGTCAGAAGCAGAACAAAATCGGTGATTTGACCGCTTGGGTCAATAAACAGAAAAACCGCAAGGAATGGGTCGACATCATCCTTGACGAATCATTCAGCAATCAGGCTGTGGCCGCATTGCTGAGCAAACACGGTTTTAAGACCGATTGGAATGTCGTCTACCGCTACAGGATGCGTCATGGCGCTAAGTGACGAGCTCGGCGAGCTCCAAACAATCGATCAGTTGCGCCAAGCACTAAAGCGTTCCAATGAGCTGAACATCAAACTCAAACACAAGACCGGTGAACTTGTCGCCGCTGTGTATCAGGCCGCCAAGGATGCTGCCCTGGCAACACCGCCAGTCAAGGTCAAACCGCCTACGGTTCGAGGCAGCAGCAAAAAAGCCGAGGTTGCGTTACTTCATTGCACTGATTGGCAGCTCGGCAAAAAGACTGTCAGTTACGACAAAGAAACGTGCCGCAAACGCATTGAGCGATTCGTAGACAAAGCCATCGGCATCACCGAAATTCAACGCAAACACCACCCGGTCAACGAGGCCGTACTGCTGCTTGGTGGCGACATGGTTGAGGGCATTGGCATTTTCCCAGGCCAGGCATACGAGGTCGACTCGCTGCTTTATGAGCAACTATTTGAAGTATCGCAAATCATCAGCAGCGTTGTCATCAACCTGGCTCAGAACTTTAAGACCGTGCGCGTCGTATGCGAGTACGGCAACCACGGTCGCATCGGCCGCCGAGGCGATCTAGCCGCCAGCGACAACATCGATCGCATCGCCTACCAAATCGCGCGCAACCAAATCGGCTACCTGACAAAAGATTGGCAAGCATCAGACAACTGGTACCAAATCTTTGACATCGGCGCCTATCGAGGCCTGCTGGTGCACGGTGACGAAATCAAGAGCTTTGGCGGCAACACACCAGCCTTCGGCATTCTGCGCAAAGTCAATGCCTGGGCATCAGGCGTCATCCAGCCATTCAATGATTGCTACATGGGTCACTGGCACACGCCAATGAGCCTGACCATGAGCAACGCTGGTCGCATTTTCGTGACCGGGTCGCCTGAATCGCACAACGAATACGCGCGCGAATTCGTAGCAGCAACAGGCATACCCAGCCAACGCCTGCACTTCATCGATCCAGAGAAGGGCCGCGTGGCGGCAGAATACGTCGTATGGCTCGACTAGAGCACCCACTCGTGCTGGTCACCTGGCATGACGCCCACACCATTGACAACGACGAATGGCACGAGCTCGCTGACCTGACTGACGAGCCGTGCGTGGTGCAGTCAGTGGGCTGGCTGCTCTCAAAGCGCAACGCCAGGCACCTGATACTGGCCCAAAGCCTGACCGACGACAAAGGCGTCGACAACGTGCTATTCATCCCGGCCAGGATGGTGCGAAAAGTGGTAAGACTGCAAATCCCCCACAAGCGCCGAAAGGTGCGCTAAGGTGAAATCAGCCGTTGGAGGCGGCCAATAATGACCACACTCATCACCTATGAAATACTGACCGGATTGTGTCAGGAAACTGGGCAACAGTTTCATCTCGTAGTATTCCGTGACCAGG